GGTACTGCCGTTAGCCTTGACGGTACTACACCCACCATTCGTGAAAACATCAACATTGGCGGTCGCAAACTCGTCCTTGTTTCCTTCGCCTGATTCTTAGCCTTAGTTATCCTTGGCTATCTATACGGTATAAGTCCAAGGGTCGCTTTGGCGATTTTGAAGTCAACCCTTATTTCTGAAGAGGAGATCATCTAACATGATGAACCTGCAACAGACGTATGCGGGCGTAGATCCGATTTTGACAACTTTGGCCCAGGGCTTCATGCTCCCTGCGACCAACATTGCCAACTTCATCGCCCCCGTCGTCGACACCCCGACCCGTGCTGGTCGTATTCTGCGCTTCGGCAAAGAACAGTTCGCCATCAACGACTTCCGTCGTGCGTATGGTACGAACATTCCTTATGTTCAATCACGTTACGACTCGGAGCCTTATGCTCTTGAGCAAGAAGTGGTTGCTTGGGAACTTCCTGAAGAAGTCATCGAGAACGCTGGCGAAGGCCCCGCTCAGGTTGACCTGCGTGCGATTGAAACTCGCAACGCCATGTCCCGCCTGATGAACGCCTATGAGTACACCGTTTCTCAAGCCGTTACCGTCACAGGCGGTTACAACCCTTACGAGCCTTCTGCTGGTGCTGGCACCCAGACAGGTCTCGGCTTCACCACTTGGACCACATTTAACACCTCTTACGCTACTGCCGCTGGTCCTGCTGCTTGGTCCTCCCTGACCGCCAACCCAATCGAAGACGTTCTGACTCTGAAGCGTGCTGTCGCTAACCAGATCGGTATCCGTCCTAACTCGATGGTTGTTGGTACCGCCGTTTTCGACCAACTGCTGACCAACCAGGCTATCCTGGAACGCATCAAGTATACTACTGCCGATTCTATCGACACGGATATGCTTGCTCGTTACTTCGGTCTTGAGCGTGGTTTGCGCGTTGCCGAAGGTCGGTATTTGGCCACTAACGGCACCCTGCAGCCCGTGTTCCCTGAGAACGGTGTCCTGTTGTTCTACAGCCCCAACGGTCCTTCTGATGCCGTTATGCCTGCTGGTGGTGCTAATGCTGCTACTCCTGCCTTCGCTTACACCTACCAGCTGACCGGCACACCCGCCGTTCGTCCTGAGTACTACATCCGTGAGCGTCGTGTGGTTCGTGCTGAGATCACCGTTGAGCGTGTGGTCAACCTGGTTGGTCTCGGTGCCACCGGCCTCCTCGGTTCCGGAGCTATGATCACCAATATCCTGTCCTGATCGGACACTAAGGAGGTGCAATCATGGCTATTCTTCGCCCGATAACAAAAGCGCAGTATGAAGTAAGCTTCACTGCAATTGGTGGACCGACTTTTACGGCGGTCTTTACCAAGTTCAGCGGAATTAAAGATTCTGCTGAAGAAAGCAAATTCGCAAACGGCACAGGAAACCGCCTCTATCATGTCGTTGGTCCGCGCACTGCGGACGACGTCACAATTACAGCTCCTTACGATCCCGCGATCTTTAAGAGTCTGGAACAATTCTGGCTGACCTACAACTGTAATCCCATCACTGTTACTATCACTCCTCGTGATTGTAGTGGAAGCGGAGCCGCCTCTGGCGGTGGACAGTATATCTGCTATGAATGCCAGTTTAAGAGCATTACGACTGCCGACGTTGATCGCGAAAGCGGAAACGTACAGACAATCGAAGTGATCTTCACTGTAAATTATTGGGATAGAGTGTAAACTACTGGGTTTACTCTTATCTCATGTTGCTATAATGTCCTCAGGTTACCACTTGAGGGCATTTTTTATGCTTACTATTGAACACTTTGACCCCAAAAAACACTTTTTAATTTGTGGTTTAGATGTAAAATCAAACTTGTCAGTCGTTGAGGAACACTACAACAAGTCCAAAACCAATCGGTTTGTACCCTACCGGGTGTGTGACTACCCTGCGCCACAGTTTTTTGGTGAGTTTGGGGAGTTTCTGATAAAAGATGAGTGGTTAGTGTGTGAGTTTGGTGGTCCCGATTGGTGGGAAGAAAGTGGACGTTTAGGGTGCTCCCAAACCAGTCGGAAAAAACACTTTGAAGCAACTCGGGTATTTTTTGATGGTGATCGGTGGAGCAGTAAAACCCGTAAACAAATGAGCGAATCGGCACTAAAACCTGGTGCTCAACCTCCGCACAAAAAAGCAGCACAATCACGAGCAGTTACTGACACGAACAACAAAAAACAACCGTGCCCAACGTGCGGAAAACTTATGAACATTGGTAATCTAACTCAACACGTTCGTCGTAATAAGTGTTAAGGTATCTAGGGTAAAACATTATCAAGAAAAGGTAGTCCTAAAGTGCATGACGAAGACAAACTTTAGTTCTGGCGTCATTGTTACGTCCGCGTTTTTAAATGGCGCGCAACAAATATATTTTGACGGCCAAAATCTTGATTGGCATTATCCCCCTTTGGGTCTTAATTCTCTAGTAACCACCGGAGTAAACGGCCTCGATGGCCGCTATATCACGCTACAAACAGACCAACCAAATCTTTCTCCCGCCACGGTAATTGACCCAATTTCGGGAAATCCTGTAACGTCCTATAAGTTTGTAGGTGGAAGTTCAATAAGCGGGGAAAAAGTAGTTACGGGCATCTGGAATTTCGGATATGACCCTCTGGTTGTAGGGAATCCTCCTAATGTAGCCTCAACTGCTCCACGTAGTTACACTACAAATACCAAATATGCAGCTGGTGGAGCTACAGCTCCGGCACGTATTGGCTCAATGTCGAGTGCAGATTTAACCACAATTGATATTTTAGTAGATCAGCTTACGTATCTCCTTGAGAATTTAGAAATTGATAACGGCATATATTTCTCTTCAGTCGGTACTTGTACCAATTATTCGAAGACGCTTGACCCCACGGCTTCTGATATCATCTGCTCTACTTGATAAGGTGACACTATGCCTAGGTACGCGCCTTTACCATCGGTTTCGATTGATCCCCGTGACGAAGCCCAAATTGTTCAACAAGCATCTCAGAGGGTTTACGAAGCATCTGGCCAAACCCTAAATGATTTTTCTTCTGGAAACCCCCTTGCAGCTTTGCTTGAAGGGCAAGCTTTTGCACAAGGAGAATTTCTATTTTGGGCAAATCAATTGCCACAATCTATTCTAATCGAATGGATTGGGCCATTTCTGGGGGCTATGCGGCGTTTGGGGACCCCAGCCACAGCACAATTAGTTGTAAATATCCCCCCAAGTAACAGCGTTACTGTTATTCCCATAGGATCGGCATTTACCACAGACGCTAATCTTACCGGGGGGGAATCTTTTTCATTCATTACGTCTGAAGAAATTAGTATTCCTTCTGGGGAAAGCACTGCAAAGATTTCTGTATCTTCTCAGTATGTTGGAAGCATTTATAATGTTCCTGCATTCTCCATTACTACATCATCTGCGGTTAATGTTAACGGGCTACAAGTAATTAATCCACTCCCCGCCGTGGGTGGAAGTGATGTAGAAACTTATCAAGAAGTTCAGGAGAGGTTTTTCACCTTAATTAGGAGAAAAAATCCGGTTAGCTCACAAGATTGGCAAGATTTTTTCACCGATTTTTATGGTATAGGAACTCTAACTTCTGTACAGCCTAATCGCTCTAGCGAGCTTCCTTATAGCTATCTCACAGATTATCTTCTTCCTAATGGCCAAGTTTCATTTTTTGTACTAGGTCCGGGTGGAGTAGAACTAACCCCAATTCAACTACAACGGGGGCAAAATGCAGTAAACTTCCTCACGTCGGTTGAAAATCGTGGGCATTTATACCCTATCACTCTAAGTCAAGTTCAATACAATATTACGCTAAGTATTGATGCAAATAGCTCCTTTGGGGTTAATCCCAAAGATACGTCACTTGATTTTAGAAATCGTCTTTTTGATATTCTAACTCCTGGGAGCGTATTTCCCTCAAATATTAATCCCACTGTTAGTGATGTTGATGCTGCATTCTATAATACTTTTAATGGAGATACTAGATATGTCAATCCTCATATTGAAATAAGCGCTGCTTACAATACCCCTCCTGGTTTGTATCCAGGAACTGCGGTATATACCCAGGTTTATACATATGCGCCATCTGAGTATTTACTGAATAAGAATGATTTGGTTGAGTTACCTCTGCCCGTTTCTACATTTTATCCCGTACTTCAATCCTTCACCCCATATTCCTCACAAAAAGAAGATCAAACTATTTATGGTAATTTAGAATTACAGCAAATTGTGTATTTGGTCCCTGGCACATTTAACCAAGGCCAAGTAGTTTATTGGAGTTCGACAAATAACCAATTAGGGGATAATCAACTTCACGTTATTCTTGACAATATTTCAATTACTTCGTCAGAAGAGATTTCTGGATTGATTACCTCGGGGCAAATTTCTGGAGCAATGGCCTATTCCCCTTGGACCGTTGGAAATAGCTATGTAGCTACAACTGGTACTGGAACCTATGCTCCTCAAATTGTTCAGTACGACTATCCAACGCCGATTACAAATAATATTGCAGCTGATGGCCAGTTTGTTCCTCCAGGGCCTGAATCAGTTTCCAGCCGGCCAGGAACTTTTGTATGGGTTGTTGCACAAAACTTTACTCTAGGAACAGCTACTAATACAATTTCTGCGGCCCAGCCATCTTTAATAAGCACTACTTCAGTAGTTCCACAACAACTTATTCCTGGAACTTCTTATTCAGCTGGGACATGGGTATCTACTCCTCAAATTGGGTCAGGACCAGACAATGTGGCGGATCATGATTTTTATTACATTGACCCTCGTCTTGGTGTTGTTGTTAAATATGCATACGTAAATGCTACTTTCACATACCTACCAAATTCTTCTACGGAAACAGTTAGTGATTATTTTGATACTCTTGTTTTGCAAAAGATTATTAGTGAGGTTGTAGTTTCAACTACTTCTTTAAATCAGCAACTTCCTGTGTATAAGTATAAACCGCGATTTCCAGCTACAACTTATCTTGAGTATAAGCCTGATACTTTATCTTTGCCTTTGTTTTACATTGCCTCATCATATTTCACTCCAAACAGCACTGATATTCAAATTCTATTGAGTGAAGGTCTTGTATTCCCCCTGTTCTTAAGTACTCCTCAACAAACGGCATTTTTAGCATATTTGAAAGATTCTACTTCAATTACTCCTACACGAATGTTTAGATTTTGGAAAGGGGATCGTACTTTTTTCCGCCGTGGAACTAACGTTTTGTCTTACACCGCAACATCAAACGTTACGCCTTTGTTTAACTTTAATGTGTATCTTCAAAATGGGATTTTTGTACAAACAATGGAGTATCTCCCTGGGGAATTTGAAGTTCAACAATATATCCCATACTATAATCCCTCATATGACCAATATTCGGAAGATACCATTTTGGCAGAAGATAATCGAAATATATATAGAGTAATGAGGGCATTTAGCCCTAGCCCCACTTTAATTAACTGGACACAAACCACTGTTGCAGATTCCGCCAGAAATCAAGAATATGCTGGGAATTTACTGAGGTATGTTGATGATTATACTTGTGAACAACCTATTCTATCCCAATTGGGACTTGTTACTTCAGCAATTAAATTAGGAATTGCCCAAATCACATTGATTCCCAAAAATAAAGGTCGGTTTACCGATGACCGGGAAAACCTGGTGTTTGTATGGGAAAATACCGCTACTCTCTCCCAAACCCCCCAACTTTCATGGTACACTGGGACAAATTACGCACTTAGACCCCCAGTTTATGGTAATGGAACTCTTGCACTATGATAAATTCTATTCCTATAAACGGGGGTGTTCAGACAGTCCAAACGTCCTTGACTCAGGCCCGGGTTTTGGATTTATCCCAACAGTATATTAAAGCAAATAGTTTAGAAAGTAGGCCTACTGAATGGGTATTGGGCGGGCGGCCTATTTACCGAAGACTTCCTGCAACAAGCCAAACTTATCAAGTTGACTTCTTTAATTTAGTCCCAGTCCCAAATACTGCAGTCAGTATTGATGAAGTTAAAGAAATTGGCTATGTTTATATCCCTTGGGGAGACGGGCTTCAAGGGCCTACTTCCTTAGAAGTAGTGTCATCTAATTCAAATGGTGACCTAATGATTAAAGCTGGGGTCATAACTTGGAAATATGGCACAAATACTGTACCACCTGCAATCATTAATCTTCAAACTTTAGACGTTAGAAGCGGTCGTTATTTTTTAGGCTATCAATTGGTTTATGACGATTCTCCAGTAAGCCATCTCTATTTAGTAGAAAACTTTTCTCTTGTAGGCCAGCCATTAGAGATTACCTCAAGTACCGATTCTGTAGTCGGGTGGAGATACCCTGCAGTGAATGCTTTTCGGAATGCTGACGGAATTTTTTGGAAGAATAGCGACTCATTCTTTCCAAATTCTTCTACTTATAGCGTCCAACCAACTACGGCATCATTATCCTGGTTAAGCAATCAACCTTCTGCATATTCTAACATTACTTTACGATGCCCCCCATCTAGTGTATTTACAGGAGCTGCTTCACTTTATTATGTAAACAATTCAGTTGAAACATTTGTATCTACGGTTTCAGTTTCGACAGATTATGCTGGGCAGTTTTTCTCTTTCAATATGGATAGCCCATCCTATAATAATGGATGGAAAGTGGTGTGGTCCGATTTAGATATAGCCATACAAAGTGTAGTAGTAAATGGGGTAGTTACTAAAACCACAAAACCGTCGGGGCCCCAAACAAGTAGTGCATTAGTTTTATATCCCGAAAATGCAGTTCCTACAAATACTACTTACTGCCCTTTGGCTTTTGTTGATATAAACAGTTCATTTAAAGTTATTGATATTCAAGATATTAGGTATATTGTGCATAAAAATTATGCGCCAATTGCAAATTGGCTAACTGTTTCTTTTGACGAAACTCTTATTGATTTATATGAGCAAGTGAAATCCTATAGCCCCCTTTGGATGGCACCCCCTACATGTATGAAACAGGAATATTTGGGCCTTACAAAAGATACCATCATTGTGCAAAATTGAAATGACACAACAAATACCCACTTTTAGCCCCAATGAATTTGAACTTCGTAACGTTACTCCAAGCTGGTTTACAAACGACCAACAAACGGCAGTTAATGAAGTTGAGGGCCGTGTAAATAGCCAGATAAATTTTATTGCCCAAATGTTGGGTTTTTCTGGTGCAAATTATTGGGGGAATCTTCCAGATACCATTTCCCAAAAACGCCAGCTCTTAGGCGGTACATTTGGTGTTTACAATAGTTATGTCATTCCCCGCATATATGAAGTTCGCAATTGGGATGAAACTATAGTCGTAGATCGATTAGAATTTGTGCGGCCGGGGCAAAGGGTTTATGTTGAAAGTGTCGAACTAGGATATGAATCATATACAATTCAAAACGTTATTACGGAAGGTGATAAGTTTGTAGTTTCACTCGGGCCTCTTCCTGATAGTTTTTATCAACAATTGGCGGCCAATGTGCCGTTAAAAGTTAATGCTCCGGAGGTTAGGCCTGCACCTTTTTACCGTCCCCAAGTTGGGATTTCTGGTGATGCTTCTTTTAACTGTGGTGTTAGTGGAACTATTTTAACTATTTATCCAGCCTGGGATTCAGCAAAGCAATTCCCATATTTATTTCCAATTTTCTATGAGAATTCTACTTATTATTTCAACCAACCTGTTTATCTTTCCTATTCGAGTACACCAACGGTTAATGTAGCTTCAGCGTATGATGCTACCGCTCAAAAGTGGTTCCTAACTATCCCAAAAGGAATAACCGAGAATCTCTCAGGAACTATTGCATATATTGTTTGTTGGAATTCTGATTCTTTTACGCCTATTAATGCAATTCTGCGCATTTCCATTGTTTCGTGGAAAGATCCCTCAGATTGGGGGAATCCCAATATCCTCCGGAATTTTATTGGGATGTGGGGGAACAAAGGTGGCCCTCTTCCTTTTAATGAGGCATTTGATAGTTTAAGCATTCATGGGTTTAGTGAAGCCAAATCTTTATTTCTTCCTGAAGTTCAGTTTTCTCTTAACTTCAATGAGATTGTAAATAAAGTGTATGCGCAAAAAGTTTCAACAGAGGTGAATCCCCCCGGTTCCCCCAAATCTGGGGAATTGTGGTGGAGTCGGCTAAAGGGTACGTTGGCATTATGGGATCCGGGCGATGATAGTTGCTCTGCTTGGGTGGATATCGATTACCGGGATCCCCCCTCAGAAACGTTTATCCCTTCTGTAACTTATCCCAGTGTGGCCACATGGGAAGCTGCTGCAAATACCTGGCCTGTTGGCACAACTGCCAGGATTTTAGATATTACCGGGTTAACTCCACCCACTAACTTATTGGCTCCAACTTCTTGTGTTATTGGGGTTGGCGGTATTTTAAGTGGCCCAGGAATCGCGCTTATATCAAAAACCGATTTAAGCCCTTATTGGGAAGCCTCGGAATTTATTTATGCCACATTGGCAGATTGGGAAGCAGATTGTGAATTGTTACCAGTTGGGGTTCCAATAACCGTAATGAATGTAAATGGCCTCTACAGTATTGGATCGAATTATACCATAGAAAATCTCTCATTTCAAATTCTTGGAGATTACTCTCTTACCCTTACTAAAATTTCGAGTGCAAATAACTGGAAACTCTCGTCTAAAAATGTAATCCCATACATTGCAGATTCTGGCTTAGCAAGTGGCCCTGTAGATGGGCAAATGTGGTGGGATTTTTCTAATCCAGATCCTAATACTAGAGCTGCTGCTATTTACATTTCTTCGCCTTCTCCAATTGTTTCTCTAGAGTTATCTAATGCCGGTTTAGGTTTAGCTGATGGGGCCTATACTGCAATTTCTTTAGTTGGGCTTACCGTGGCACAAGGAACGGGAGCCACTGTTGATTTAACAATAACTGGGGGAACCGTTACAAGTTTCTCTCTTAACTCACCAGGAGATGGCTACTCACAAGGAAATATTTTAACCCCGGATCCCGTGTTGTATCCTTCTATTACTAATTGTGCTTTCACCGTTACCGCGGCATTAGCCGATAGCTGGGCACAAACAAACTCAAACCCCGTTACCGTTACTCCAACCTCTACTCTTAATCTTTCCACGGTTGCTTTCTATTGCAATGGAACCATTTTAACAATGGGGAATGCCTATTTAACAAGCGACTATTCAATTATTTACTCTTTAGATAATACAACGGGCTTCTACCAATTTACCTATACTCCTATCTCATTACAAGGAAGAACTCTATTTCCAACTATTACCATCTCAGATACATTAACTTCCGCATTCACCTCAGATATTACTGATTTGGTGTTTAGCGGAGTAAATACCCTAATGTCGCCTAATGTTGCAGATGCTGAAACAACTCTAAGGTTATGGAAAGCTGAGGCTTTGCAAGAAGCGGAAACTCGTCAGCATTTACTTGAGGAAAACTTCCCCAATCCTCTCATTGCGGATATAAATAAAGGCCCCGGAGCTGAGAATTGGGAGCGATATTTTATTAGGCTTCCTCTCGACTATGGCAGAAACAACACGACGTGGCAAAAGGTAGCATTAATCTGCCAGGATTTTGCTTATTGGGGTTCTAGTATAGAACCGGAGCTTATGGATTGCCCCCCGGAACAAAGGCTTCCGGCTATCTACGAGGAGCTATTCTTGTATGATCAACCAATCCCCGATTATGAGTTTGTGTACTGCGAGCCATATCTTTACAGTAATGTGGCTTATTACGACTTTACGAATCTCCCTTTATACCTAGAAAGTTTCGATTCCGCTTACGACCGGCCTGGCGCGTTGAATCCTTATGATAATAGTGGAGTGTTCCCCACTACCGATTTTGCCGTAGATGAATTTTTCGAGGCTCAACTTATCGAGTATGAGCCGCTCCATAATCGTCAAGCAAATGTTACTTCCCCTTACGGGGCAGGCTATGGGGATTGGCAAGGTGTTTATGTGAATGTGAATCCTTGTGTTTCTCTTACTGGTTATCTAACAACGGATCTTCTTATCGGCGGGGTTATTCCAGAAGTTGCTCCAATTTGGGATGCCTCTATTTACAAATTTGCTCCCACCTGCGACAATAGTATAGAAACTTATGCCGTAGACGCCAATCATTATAAATTGGGATACGCTTACTTTATTGCAGATGCCTCTGCAGCGGAAGAAGGATTTTTCGACATTCAACAAGAAGCTGCATGGCGATCGGCACCCAAAGAAAAAAGCCTTTATATGGTAGCAGCCTAAGTTTCCAACGAAGAATATTGAAACAAACGGGTAAAAATCTCCAGTAGCGAAAAAACTAGTGACAACAACTCGAAAGCGCACGACCGGCTTTTCTAGCCCATTAGAAATGATAGAGAAAACAGAAGAGCCAATAATGGAAATGCCCATAAAAGAAGAAGAAAAAGAAAAGGAAGAAACTAAAGGTGTGGAAATTGTAGAAGAAGAGAAAAAACCAAAATTAGCCCCACGGCCAAAACTTATAACTCTTCCAATAGTAACTCATACTAATCCCCCGCCAAACTTGCCTTTGGGCGAGGTTCGTAGGCGCAATACTCCTCGCTTTTCGTAATCGTGTCAGTCCCAAAACTTAGAAATAGCGATTTTGTTCGAAACCTCGCCTCGGTAATGGCGGCAAATGAGGCAAATGCAAAGTTTGCGGGTCTTCCAAGGGGAACTCTTCGTGGAAAAATCGTAGATGTTGATGATCCACTCGAAAGGGGGAGAGTCAAAGTTGTATTTGATGATATGAATCCGGATGTCCCTCAAGTTTGCGGAGCAGGAGAATGGTCAGAAAAAAGAAAAGGTGAAGAACCAGATTCTTCCCATTGGATTGATGTCTCTCCAGCCTTTAAAGGAAAGCAACCAAAAGGGTTAATTGGAAAAAGAGTTAATATTTCAGCGTCAAATGGTCAATATCAATATTCCGTTTTACAGGATGTATTGTTTGACCCAGAAATACTAACGGAAACGGCCGGGAAAGAGCTAAAAATTCCTAACAACAGCTCAATGACCCGTATGCCGGTTTATGAGGCAGATAATTTACCCCCGCCTTGCGAAGAAAACTGGGGATGCGCAGTTATAGAATCTGGAGGCCCTTATGAAGATGACTGGCTTTGCATCTGTTTGAAAAGAAGCGGGAAGTATCTTTGGGTACGCCATATTGATATGCAGCATGGACATGCCGGAGCTAATGATACCACTGCCTACACAGATACGGGTGGAGACAAACCATTCCCTGGAAAGGCAGTCACAGGCTGGGATTTTACATTTCCAACTTCAGCGGCGGAAATGGCCAAGTATTCAGCATATGGAACTGACCCTCGTGGCAACCCGTATGGTGACAAGGTTCAATGGTTTCCCTCTCCAATGAGTAAAGATGAGGCGCTCCCTGCGGTTCCTCCAACAGTTACAAACCAAGATGAGGCTCTTACTTTCATACGGGACTCTGACGGTTTCACATCTAATATTACAGGTCAAATTCCCCCTATTGCTGGGATAACCATTCCAAGTCTCAGCAGTATCTTACCATTCCAAGGGTTTAGCATAGACTTTAATAAGATGCTTCAAAATGTGTTAGGTTTTGTTAAACAACAAGCCTTGTCACAGTTAAGCCAAGCCACTGGAGGGCTATCCGATCAAGTAATCCAAGCCACTAACACCCAAGTCTAAAATGACAACAGTTAACTACGACCCTACTTTTGTACAAGCTCAAGGGTTTGGACAAAGTCCAGAAAATCCGGCCCCCTCTCTATTTTTGCAATCAATTGCTTTTGATAAAGATTGTTCAGTATACGGGTCTCTCTTTGTTACTAACAATGGTACATTTGGCAAAGATGTTCTCATTCAAATGAACCTGAATGTGGGCGGTGCTATAACAACAACCGGGTCAATAAGCTCTGGCGGCAACGGAAATTTTTCTGGAGTTGTAGCTGCTGCTGGCGGGTTTGCCAGTGGGAACCCCATGAAACTGCCGGGTGCTAGCATTGGCGGAGCCCTAAACAAACTAACCGGGGCATTGAACTTGGGGGGAGTTCTAAAAGCCGCTAGTGACATACTCTCAGAAGGGCAAATAGCCGGGCCACTAATGCAAGCCGCTCAAAAGTTGGTTGTTGGTGAACAAC